ATTCAATGCATTTTGTTTGCCATTAAAAGTTGTCCAATCATCAAAAGAAAGCCATCCACTAACTGTTGAACTTGATTTATTTATATTAAAAGCACCTGTTGTATTGTTATATGTTAAAGGTCCTGTTACACTTAATGAAGTTAAAGTAATAAATGAACTTGGATTAGATGCTAAATAATAAGTACTATTATCATAACTTATTGTTGTTCCACTTGCCTTTATAAATCCTGTTCCGTTTAATTGTGTTTGTGGTGTTAAATTAGCTGCATTCCAAATTTTATTACCATTAATTGTTACTGCATCATTATTAGCAGTCCCCCCAACTCCTGTTGCAAAATTTATTGTATCGCTTCCTCCATCATTACCAACATATAATTCTAAAACAATATTTTCACCCGATGAAGCATATAATCTTAATCCACTTGTATCTCCACCACCACCGAATGGATCATTAGGAAAACTTAATCCTTTTGTAAAATCAGTAGAACTTGAAGATTCTTTTAAAACAATTTGACCTGTCATTACTCCTCCCGATAAAGCAAGATATGTAGATGCAGCCGATGATGTAGTTAAGTAAGTTGAGTTATCATAACTTATTGTTGATCCGCTAATCTTTACAAAACCGGTACCACTTAAAGCCGCTTGTTTTAAATTGAATGTGTTCCAATCGGTACTACTTAAAGCACCGGTTGCGCTTGTTGATGCAAGAGCCAGGCTTAAAGCTTGAGTGCTTAAACTTAATCCATTTGCCGTGCCTAATGTCACCGCCGCGTGTCTTGCCGCCGTATTGGCAGCCACATCCATATTTGCGCTTACTCTTCCTTCGGTATAATATAAACTCCCACTCTCGGATATGTTTGCAGTTGTCAAACTTACCGCACCGGTAAATCCATTTACTGAACTTACGGCATCGGTGTTATCAACTTTATCCCAAGTAGTGCCATTAAATATAGCCCAATCACCCACTTTCCAATCGGTGATGCCATCAAGGTTTGTTGATCCCGCAACACTTACGATGTAATAATATCCTTTTGTACCCGTTCCACTTGTAAGTGTTGGGCTATTTGTTGAAGCGTTCCAAACGCTTTGATATATTGCGCCACCTAATACTCCATTGATTTGGTTTTGAATCTTACCAAATGCAACTAATATTGAATCAGTTGCACTTATTGATCCACCGGTAATGTTCACACCGGTTAAAAGCTTTCCCGTTACGGCCGATGTGCTTAATGTAACCGCCGCCGATCCTGGGCCGCTCGCAGTTGCCTCACCACTTAATGCGGTGATATAGTTGCCCGAAGTTTGTTTATTATTAAATGTGTTATAATCAGTATATGATAACCAACCGCTAACAGTAGTTGATGCCATATTAATATTTAATTCATTAGTAGTTGGATTATATATTAATGGATTTACAACAGTAAATGCTGCTTGCTTACCATTAAAAGTGTTCCAATCAGTACTTGATAAATAACCATTTGCAGATGTAGTTGCTTGCGCAATGCTAAAAGCTCCGGTTGTATTGTTATAACTTAAAGGGCTTACTCCGCTTAAGCTTGTTAATGAGATTGGTGTATATCCCAATACTGTTGCGATGCTTTTATTTTTCCATAAGCTTGTCGCACTCTCATAAAATAAACCTTCGTTATTTGCAACGCTTGAGATAAGTACATTATGTAACTCTTGTAATTCAAAGCCATTTTGTATCTTAACATAAATCTCGCCGTTGTTTGATTGCACCCTTGTAACAACCCCAATATAAACTAAATGCGCCGGTGCAACGGGCTTATTTGCTAATCCATATATTAAATTACCACTCACTCCAAGCCACACCGGATCGCCCGCGGTTGCCGTTGATGTATTCAATCCTCCTAATAATCCTTCCGTAATGATTGCCCCGATGCCATTAATTGCCAAATTCTGCATAGCCAAACCAAGTGTTTTGCTTGATAGTTGCTCGGTTGTATTTGATGCCAAAGAAACCAATTGATTTGTACCATTGGCCCCACTTATGTAAACGGCTTGCCCTTTATTTATTGCAACCTCGGCTTTAACTGTATCTCTTATTTGCTCGGTCCAATCTGCGTAGTTATCACTCCATATAGTGTCATAATTGGTCGCACTATTTTTAGTAAGTATTTGTCCTGTTGTTCCTCCCGTTGGCATCAATTGAGTGCTTAATGGGATGGTGTACCCTGTATCTAATCCAAATGCCAATGTACCCGCCGAAACAATTGGAGAGCCACTTATTGTAAGTCCGGCCGGAACTGTTGCCGCAACACTTGTAACCGTTCCGCTTGCTGCAAGATCGGTCCATGATGCCGTGATTGTTCCCGCATCTTGTTGCGTTAATGTCAATGTTTTGGTAGTTGTACCACTTACATTTGCACTAACTATTGAATCGTTATAAGCCGTATTAAATTTAACCCAATCCGTGCTACTTAAAGCGCCGGTTGTTGATGCCGATGCTAATGCCAGACTTAACACTTGAGATGCCAAGCTTAACCCATTAGCAGTACCAATTGTTACCGCTGAATGTCTTGCAGCCGTATTTGCTGCCACATCCACATTATTTGAAACTCTTGTCTCGGTATAATATAATCTTGTTCCTTCCGCAATGTCGGTTGTAGTCAATACTACCGTTCCAACATATCCGTTAACACTTGTTACCAAATTGGTATCAATGTCGGTCCATGATGCGGTGATGGTGCCTCCATCTTGTTGGTTTAAAGTTAATGTCTTTGTCGTTGTACCGCTTACGCTTGCACTTACGATTGAGTCATTATAGGCCGCATCCCAGGTTGTTTGCTTTGCAGTTGTTGGCAAAGAATAACCGGAAGCAAAATTAACTGCTAGCGTTCCGGCAACTGTAATTGGATTGCCACTTACTTGAAGGCCAACCGGTACGGTCATGTTAATACTTGTTACCGTTCCCGTTCCCGTTACGGCCTTGTTAATCCATTTAGTGCCATCATATGTAAGGACATCGCCGTTGGTACTGCTTACTAATGTTACATCACCAAGTTCGCCAAGGTCATAATCACCATCAACCGCAATTATATTCCCGGTCCTTCCGAATACTGAATATACGGTTGTTGGCAATGGATAACCTCCATTAACTGTTGATACTTCAACAATATTCTCGGTTACATTAACAATAACATCCCCACTCTCTACATTGATACTAATTTTTTCATCATTAACTACTATGTTTATTTGCTCTTCGCTTGGTGTTATTATTGTACTCATTTTGTTATACTCTTGTTATGTCCTCCTGTACTAAAAAAGTTCCCCAAATATATGTTTTGACAAGGCCACTTGGAAAGGTGACATTCATGTCATAAACATAATTTCCGGCGGCAATGTTGACTATCTTATTTAATGTAATCTCGTTTTTACCTACGCCACCAATTGTGATGCTTGTACCGGTTACAAGGCTCAAAACCACATCCGTTGATGTAGGCTTGGTCCTAACTTGTATCAAGATAGTTGATCCGCTTAAATCGACTGCCACATCATTTGCCGTAATGGCGAATGTTTGCGCCCATGTGTCATTGCGCCATAATTGAACATTGTATTGTGCGGGCCTTAAATCACCCGTTGAACTATTGCAACTCATATTTATAATTTTTTAATTTAATGGCATATCGCAAGCATCAAACTCCGATACTGTTGTCATGTTAAAGGTTATCTCAATACCACTCAAATAATCTTCAAACTTATCCAAAATAAAGTTGTAACTAATATTAGGATCAAGGATGTAGTTATTTGCTCCGTTCCTCATTTTGCTAATTATGTCCGCTCCGATTTGTAATTGATCGGATGCAACATCCGGCTCAAACTCGGCCTCCATGCCCGCCTTATCTAAAAACCAAAGCGTTACATTATAGACTTGTTCACGCCCAACATTCAATGATCCGCTATTAATTGCAAAGCAAGCAATGGGATAAATTGGTTGGTCATTTACAAACAACCACTCTTTTGGTGTCGCATACTTTACGCTTTTTATTTGCGCATGCGATTGGAGGAGTGTCCTTATTGTGCTTAATACCTGGTTGTAAGTCATTGAATTTTTGTTTTACTTTGTCTAAAAACTCCCTTTTATAACTGCGTATTTTCATGAGGATAATCTAAATTACTAACTCTTCGTGTTGCTCCTCTTCTGCCTAAAAATATAGGCGAAGTGTATGCTTTAATTTGTGGCGCTATGATATCAAATCCGCTACCATAATTTAAGTACTCTTCAAACAACTCGGAGTTTTCACGAAGATAATCAATTAATCTTGTCTTGTAAAACTCACCATTGCTCATGTATGACCTTTGTAATAATTCAAATTGGCCCTTACTTGGTGAGTTGCTTTCCTCCGCAGTTTTCTGCATCAATCCTTTGCTAAAAAATTGAAACGATGTTGCCATCACCATCTCGGCAAGTGTGAACCATAAAAGGCAATCCGTTACATAGTCATTAAGCAAAGATTTTTCATCCGTGCTTAAATCGTTATTCTCAACCCCATCTTGTAACCTACGAAATAAAGATGTACCAAGTGCCGGCAATAAAAATTTATCTTGAGCCAACTTGATAACCGGTAAAATTTGCTTACCATCGATGCCCTGGCTTATTGCCGTTCTACTTTTGATAAGCTCCTCATTAATAAAAAGTATATTTAAACTCATAAAATTATTTTTTTCTAGTTACAATTTTTACTTGCCAACGATGTCTGCAATAAGGGCGGTGAACTCCATTTGGTTGCGTGAACCAACCGCCTCTCCTATCAAATACTGAATAGCCTAAACGCTCGGAGATGTTCTCGATATCGGAACGGCTCCAAAGCTTTGTCTCTGCTAATTGTAATAAGCGCGCACAAAATGGTCGGTTTTTGTCATCTCTTGGACCGGCATATGTGTAACGCAAAAGCACCTCGGTTGTGGTTGCTTTATCACCTCCCGCAATTTTGCGAAGTGGCTTTGTAAGCACACTCTCTTGAGGTTTATACTTTGGGTTTAAGATGCTTAAATCTCTCCCGATTATTTTTAAATATCCTTCCGTTTTTAAAGCTTCAATTGTAAGATTAACCTCGGCAACGCTTTTATTTAAGATGGTGCCAATGTTCTCCGGAGTGATAAGCTTATTTTTGCTTATCAAATCCAAGACATTTGCCTTTAAAGTGTCAATCTCGGCATCCGCAAATTGCTCAAAGTTTTTTGCTTCATGAGTCTCAATTACTTCAAACTCATTGCAATCATCACCGCATGCGCTAAATTCACTCAATAACAAATCATCTTGCATATCAGCGAAGGCCTCTTCGGTTTTAGGATCATCATCAACACCCAGGAAGGTATTCACATCATCATCGCTAAAACCAAATCCACTCTTTAACATCAATGCCGCTTGTTGCTTGTTAATCTTACCGCTTCCGAATTGGCGAACGATACGCATAACATTTTGATATTGCCTTCCGCTTAAATTCTTAATGCTATCATTTGCAGCCGCTATTGGCTCACTACCCGTTGGAGGCAATCCCCCGCCCTGTGGTGCCAAGTTATCCGGTGCAAGGCCTAACTTCTCGCGGATTTCATTGCGTGTCATATTGGCGCTCATAATGGCCTCGCTAAACTCAAAGCTTAATGGCTCAACCGGAACAATCTCAAACTCACCAACGATGCCGGCCAATTTCATTAACTTATTAAAAGTTACTTCGTGTTGTTGTTGGCGCTCATTGACATATGTGTTTTGGAATATTTGATAAGCATCACGAATCTCGCTTCGGCCACCCAATTGTCCTTCGGTTTTGATACCAAACAACATCGGGCTTGTAACTTGATGACAAGAGAAAATCTCTTGTTGGATTAGATTGTTAACATTAGTGAAATCCTCTTTTGTCAAATTGGTTTGTCCTAGATCAACAATCTCAACTGAATTTTCCTTTGATGGGTTAAATGCAATCACCACGCGGTCACCTTCCGGATTAGCGAACTTATTTTTTAAATCTCTCTCAACTTCCTCTTGCTCCTCCTCACCTGGTAAGCCATTATTGAAATTAATCAATTTTGTAGCCACAAAGTTTTTCTTTGCATTACCTAATATATGTCGGCTTACTTGGATATCACTCTCGATGTAGTTAAGTCCTTGAAAATAGGAAGGAAGAGGATAAATATCACTCTTTGGATTATATTGCTTTACAAATAATATTTGTGCGCCGGTAGGATCATTAGGATTAAATGCTTTATACTCTCTTGCCGTTTCTCTAAATTCGCTTTTGCTCCAATCATCTTTAACATAAAAGCATTTCATATCTCTTGAAACCCTTACTTTTTGGAACTCAATGTGATACACTCCGGCGATTTGCTTTAACGCATTGTAAACAATTTGCAAATAAAAACCACCATGAAGCTCATCATCTAAAATTGAGCGCTTTAAAATTTGATTCCAAGTCTCACCCTCAACATTGGCAACTTTCGGAACATCCGCAAAACCTTTGCCATAAATATAATTAACCTTACCTTTTACAATTGCACCATGCTTTGGGCTTTCGCCAAATAACTCAATCAAGTAATTTGAATAGTTATTTTTAGCACCAAACTCAACATAGTTTTTACCCCTCTTCTCTTCAAATTTGGGTTGTTGCGCTTGGTCAAATTCGACCTTTACTAAATGATATTTATTGCTCACAATTATATGTTTTAAATTCGTTACATTGATCCGTATATTCAGTTGGCGCACATTCGGCGACATCATGTAAATACATAAAGCCCTCCTCAACAATTGCACCGCTCAATAATGGATCAAGATTTGTTGAGCTTGCTTGTTGTCTTATAATATATCGCCAGGTGCCGGCTTCGTAATTCTTAAAAACCTTATCCAAGATAAGCATTTTTTGGTATCTATTATAATCAACAATGTTTGTACCAACAAATTTAACTATTTTATCCGTAGCACTTGTAAAAATAAATAAATATTTAGGCGTTGCGATGGTTGTTAACTCATCGGCCGTAAATATTATGTAATTATTTTGCCCTTTATATATGTGCAACATCTTGTTAAATTTAAAAAGCCCTACCTACTCACAGGTAGGTAGGGCATAAATAAAATACTGCTTTAAATAAAATTATCCCGCAGTCTCAAGCGCCGCTCCTACTGTTGCGCTAACTTGTAAAAAATCATCAACCTCTATTCCACTTAATGTGATATTGTAACCATTACGATCACCCGCAGCCGTACCACTTCCGCTTTCAGTTGTTGCAAGATATAAACCTTTACCCTTACCGTACATACGATAATTGCCATCCATATCCAATGTAACAACCATTAACTTATTTTTAGCAAGTGTACGAACTATGTTCGCAGTTGTTGAGTCTCTCTTATTTAAAGGAAATACTACTTGATGAGTATAAAATACTGAACCATTCTCTTCCGATGCAGTTGCATTAGATGATGTGTTTGCGGTTGCTCTTGGAACCTCAAACTTGTAAAATCTTTTGCCCGCTACTTTTGTGATCCCGGTAACTAAACCGCTTACTTCGGTTACACCCGAAATGTTGCCAAATTCTGCTAAATATACTGCGGATAATCCGCCGATATTTTCGCGACAATCAATCGTGTAACCGCTTGTTATTGCACATGCCATGATAAAAAAGTTTAAAAAAAAGGCGGCTATTTCACCGCCTTTTCTTGATTATAATTTAATTAGATAGTTGATTTGAACTTAACACATAAAGTTGTGTAAGCCACACCAATACCCAATTTGAAAGCTACTCTATAACGAACTTCGTTATTATCTTGAGAATACCAAATCTTGTAGTTTTCCTCTTCTGCTTCTAAATCAAACGCCATTGCGATATTTGATAAAGTTGTAGCGTAGATGTCGCCTGTTCCGTTCAAACCATTAACCGCAACTAATTCAACATTAGTACCTGGGATAATGAAAGTTTGAGAAGCATCACCATCAACTTTGTAGTTGTAAAGGTTTAATGCTTGGTAAGCCAATACCGCTAAACGGTAAGTATCATTACCAACGAATACTTTTAAATCATCTGCATCGATAATCTCAACAGGGATTGCTTTGTAAACTCCGTTTAATATAGAAACAATGTTTGCAGCAGTAATAGTAGAAATTGGACCGCCACTTACATAACCACTTACATTCGCATTTACAGGAGAACCCGCATCAATGATTTTGATTAAACCATCAAAACGCTTTAAGTTTTCGCTAGTTGAATCAGTATCACCTTGCCACAAACCAACTTCTAATTGCTTTGCAATCATCTTGTTTTTTTGCTCGGTAAACTTTGTTTGAAATTCAGCCCATCCGAAATCTTCGTAAGTTGATCCCGCTTTCAAAGCCTCTTGAGAAAAGTAAGCTTCAAAATCTTTTGGACAAATTGTCTCTTCAAGCTTTACCTTACCAACTGTTACAGTTGCTTGGCTTAAAGTTGTAGTGCCAGAAGCATTCCAACCACAAGCATCAACTTGAAAGTTTGCATTTGTAGCTAATTTAGGAACCGCTACGCTTGATTTTGTTTTAGGTAATAAGATACCACCGCTCTTGATTAAAGATTGCGTTTTTGCTGCGAATACAGCCTCGGTTAATAAAGGTGCAATCTCTTGTTTAGTATATGCACTTATGCCGCTGAATGATAATGCCATTTTTTTATAATTTTAATTTTTAAGAACAAATTGATTTTGAGAAATTTTCAAACTCCGCTCTTGCATCTTTTTTAACTTCGCTGAATGCGTTGCTATTTTTAACACTTGAGTCTGCTTGAGATTGAGGAGCTTCAACTAACATCTTACTAATTTGCATTAATCCTTCGATTACTTTATTAGCTTGAGTCAATTTAACTTCATATGCTGCGAACTTATCTTCATAAGCTGCGAACTTTTCATTTGTTGCACTCTCGAATGCAGCAAATTTAGCGCTCATGTCCTCTTGGCCGATTGGCTCTTCGGGGATTGCGGGTGCAACCTCTTCCTCCATTGCCGGCTTGATTTCCATGATTACGCCATTGTCACCAAGGACAATTGTTGTACCATCTTCAAGCATATGCTCTCCAATAGGAGCTGCAACACCTTCAATGGTTACTATACCACCAACCATCAACTCGGTAACTTCAACAACGGTGCCATCTTTTAATTTAGCTTCCATCATTTTACTTTCCGTTGCTTTTGGCTCACCGCTTGCGGGTGGCATTTGGTCTCCAACTAATTCTGCAAAGAACATTGAGACCTTGTTTAAAATACTTTGTGCGTTTTCCATACTCTTATATATATTATTTTAATGAATTAGGTACTTTTAATAAATCTGCTAGCTCGGCAAGTTTTTGTTCGGCATAGCTTTTTTCACGATCAATTGGTAAAACATAGTCAAAAAAACCCTCAACCGAGAATCCTTTCACTTTATCTTCCTTAATTAACTTCCAGGCGGTTGGATTCTCAACATAGAACGAACCAAACCATGAGCCATCCTTTGCATCTTCAAATCCGGCCATGGGTAAAATTCCTCTTGATTTATCAACGATAAAG